CTAGCCGCGTGACGGTGCCATATCCATTACACGCATTGACCATAGCAGCATCTGAACATGTTGCGGCACTTCTTTCAAGCCTCCAGCCATTGCTGCCTCACGATTCTCGTACCAGTGTGCGACAAGCTGAAGAATTGCGACCTGTACGCGGCCAGGCATTGGCTGACTGCCAGCTCCCTGCGTAATCTCTCCATCAACCGGAGCAGGATCAACGGCAGTGGAACCGAAGCCAGCAGTGAAGCGGATCCTCACAGCATTCGGAACATACAAGCACGGCGGCCATGTTGCTCCGGGCATCGGAAAGATGCGAGCAGGCTCACTAGTGTTGTCGAGCAAGAAATCTTCATCCTGATTGAGTGTCAGATTGTCACCGTTCGGGTCAGTGTAGTCGATCCCTTGAACCTCCACCGCCGGTGGATAATAAAGCTTTATCATCTGCGAATAGTTCCACAGCGTTGTGGAGTACATCGGCAGAGAGTAGTAAGACGGCGGGTAAGCTGCCTGCGAGATCATCGTATCTGTGTAGTACGGGAAAGAATCCATCGTCTGTAGATAGCTCTTAACCGCAAAGCTGCGTGAGCAGAACATCTCGCAAGCTTCGCGAGCAGCAGTGATTAGCACACTGATCAGCAGATCGTCGTCAGTGATCTCTACGCGGCAAAAGTTCTTCGCTACTGCGAGGCTCACTGGCTCTGCGGCCGGCTGTGATTGAACAATTATTCCTGCCATTTACCCCGCCTTTTACGAGTGCAAGCTTGCTGAGACCAGCGGCACAGAGTTGCCGCTCGTCGGATCGAATACTTTTGCATCCGCGCGCATGATTCCGGTGTACAGAGCCATTCCATTCTCAACATACCCCGGCAACTGCCACTGGCGCGTCACAACCGTCTTCGACACGCGGACGTACATGTGAGACAGGTCACCGAATACGCAAAATGAACCGGCAGCTTGTGTGCCGAGTGAGGCATTGTACTGAGGCAGTGACGGAGACACAAGGACTGGCTTGCCCATGATTGTCTCTTTGTCCTTGATTAGCTTGAGAAGCGGGTTCCCTGATGCATCCGCACTCTTCCGTGCCATCTGATATGCTGCATCGTTCATCAGCCAAGCGCACTTCGGAGAGTTGCGGTGGAAACGGTTCACCTTGAAGTACACGGCTTCAAAGTCATTGAGTGACAGCACTCCAGCAGCCGCGGTCGTGTAGGCACTGGCTCCTGCGCCAACCAGAGCGCCCTGAGGAGCAGTTGTCCCGTTGCCGAGCACAAGATCAGCACCGATGCCTCTGGCGAACCCTACAGCGTAGGCGGCTGTAATCAGCTTCAGCATCGGCTGGAAGGAATCTTGCTCAAGCTCCATCGTTACAGGCAAGCTGGCCTTGTACGTGTAGCCGTTGAGAGTCACACCGGATACTGTAGGCGGAACTGCGCCGACCTGCTTCGCACCTTCTGCAACTTTCGTGGCTGCGAATGTTGACAAGTCCCAGCCAGGAATTGTGTACGGCGGCAGAGCAAAAGTATCCGACTGAATCAGAGTAACAACAGATGCGTCGAGAAGAGGATCAAACTGCGCCATACCGAAAGCGACTTCGTCATGGAATTCTTGCGGCACAAGATACCCGCCTTCTGCACCCTGTGTGTAAGCAAGAGTCTGCGCGCCTTCTTGCATTGCGCGAGTTTCCTTGCCGGCAAACAACGCGCGGAAGAATTCATCCCGTTGCTCGTTCACAGGCACTACCGCGCCCGCATTGAGTGACTTAATCTTGGCGAGCAAGAAATTCAAGCGAGCTTCGGACGGACGACCGCCTTCTGAGCGCTTCGTGATCTCATCAGCCTCAACAAGAGCTGCACGAAGTTCCTGCATAGCGGGCGTTAGGTATTTCGACATAAAATGATCCCTCTTCTTTGTCAGAAAAATGTTACACGCTTCTTACAGCGCCATTGCCAGTCGGAACCTAAGTTCTAAATCTTCTTTCTCGGCGGCGGCGCGTGCAGCAACGGCAGCAGCCTTTTCAGCTTCTGATTGAATGCCAAATTTCTTGGCAGCTCGTTGAATCTTTGCTGTCACTGCATCTGCTTTGTCGGCAGGAACAGCGGAGCGGTCAGCAGCCATAGAGTTTGTGGTGTGTGCTGCATCATGCACAGCATTCTTCCACGTGCGCGTTTCATCCGGATCGCCGACGTGAGCGAATGCACCGGCCGGCAGATTGCTTCCGCCGACAACCTTGCAGCGCGTCATCGGCTCGTCTGACGCAGCCGCAACACTTTTGCGGGCGGCACGGTGAGCCACAATCTTAGCAGTTCGCTCATCGCCGTCATCGTCACCAAAGATGTTCAGATAATCTTCATAGCTGTCGTCCATGTCACGAGTCGCAATCATGCGGTTCTGACATTCGCAGCCTTTGGTAGAGCAGTCGCCCATCGTAGCAGAGCACTTCTCCATGCGCTCAGCTACTTGCTGAGCATCAGCAGCCGCTTTGGAATGAGCCTCAGCAGCATCGGTATGTGCTGTGGCCGCATCTGTGTGAGCAGCCGCAGTGTCTGTGTGTGCAGCAGCCGCCTTCGCGTGCTGCTCTGCAATTGCTTGCATGTGCGACGACGTCATTGCACGGAATTCAGCGAGAACGCTTTTGCAGCGATCAGAGGGGATCCACTCTTTCTCGACTGGCACCGGTGTACCGAAAATGAATCCTTCACCGTCGGGCTTCTCAACAAAGGAGATGCTCACATACTCACAGCCAGGACCTTCCTGGCAAGCGATGATGTAGGTATCGTATGTGTCGCACATGTAATACTGTCCCCAGCTGACAGGAAGACTAGTGTCAGTTTGATCGGTGCGCGGGAATTGTTCCGCCAAACACTTTGACATGCAATTGAGCATCTCTTGCACGCTCTCCGAGCGCGCCTCTATTCCACCGACTTTTGCGGCGCGTTTCTTAACGATCTCACTCATAATGCTCCTTATTTCAGGGGTGATTTCTGCGTCCCGTGCTTGCACACTCGTGTTTGAGTAGGCCGGATTAGTAACAGCGCTCACGTCGAACAGGTTCACGTCCTTCAAAGTTCTAGAAATGAAATACTTTCCGTCAGCATCTTGCTTGTCTTCCCAGTGATCGCCGTTCTCACCGTTCGCGGTGAAAGCGAAGGAACACTCATTAATGTCACCACGCGCAACGGAGGAGTGCAGGTTGCGGTGCTCTGTGTTGTTCGGGTCCAGAGTGCAGTGGAACATCAAACCGTTGTCGTCTTGTGTCAGCTTCAGTGTTCCGGAAAGAGTGCGGCCGAGAACTTTGTTCGCATCGTGATTGAACAGGCAGCGAACATCAGAGTTTGCAGCAAGAGCGCGCGTAAAGGCGCCCGGTGCAATTATCTCTTTGAAGCCACCCAAATCTTTGGACGGAGAGTTGAAGCGCGCAGCATAGCCAACTAGCGACATTCCACCAGCTTCATTAGCTGTCCCAACTCGCAGTTCAGCTGCATACCGCTTTTCAACCGACATATATTTCTCCCTTGTCTCTGAAAGATGTGACAGCTTCCTATCAAACTTAGCTGCCGGACGGTTGGTGATACTCGCAGGCGGATGAGCGCTTTCCACTGGCACGATGCTTGCTTTGCAGCAGCTTGATTCACCAGTGCCATGCTCTCTATTCGTGACATCTCCGCCGCAAGCAGAGCAAACCATTCCGTCCATTTTCTGATCTTCTGTCTTGTTGCTGAAAGTTCCAATCTTGCTGCGGTCGCGCAGCGGCTGTGTTGGATCCTCTGCCTGCCCGCCGTCAGTGAATTTCTTCTCAACTGGACCGAATCCAGGACCGTCGGCAGACACATCGCGTGCTGCGTTCTTTGCGTTGTTGATCACACTATAAGCCTGAGCAAAAGACTTCTCGTCAGCTTGTGCCGGTGATTTCTTGTCTTGCAGAGCAGCAGCATGTACGGAGTTGAACACCTCCATAAACTGCGCTTTGTACGCCTCTGGAACATTAGAAGGAACGTCAGACGGCTTAGCGTAAGGCATAGATATGGCTCACTCTCTCTTGAAACTGTGACGGGTTCCTACTGGCGCAGCGCGCGGTAAAATTTGTGGTCAATTCCCTGTGACTGCAACTCTTTGCGTGCAGCTCCAACACTGTCGTGTGTCTGCTGCACAAGCAGGTCGCCGTGCTCATCGAGATGCTTAATCGTGATCTTGTTTTCCTTCGTATTGTGCTCTACGACGATAGAGTGGTTCTCACTCTTGTAGGTCGTAGTCTTCATGTCTCCGCTGACATCAGTTCCAGAACTTGTAAAGCGCCCAGCTTCTCCGTGATTCTCATTGAACCGCTCTTCGAGAATCTCGCCCTGCGGCCCGCAATGAACATACAGCCCGCGCTGGAACTGAGACGGATGCCAGTACTGAAGCTTTCCAGCAACATCTACCTGAACAGTACCGCTCTGTCCGTGCCAGCCCTTGACAGTGCCTTCATTACCGAACACATCTTTTACCTTGTCACCGACCTTCTGATCTTTCGGACTTCCTCCACCGCCGCTCGTGAACTTCCCTTTCTCATCGTGATTCTCATTGAAGCGGAATATCGGCTCACCCTGCGGACCGATGTCATTCACCTCAGCGAATGCTTGTCCAGCAATGTTGCCGTAGCCGATGCCGAGACTCTTCCAGTCCTCTTGTGGCACTGCTTTGCCGGTAAGCTTGTCCGCTGTAGCATCGCGGAACATCTCCTCTCCGTTCCAGTCATTTGTCGGCTTCTCACCGAGCTCGCCGAAAGCATCGCGGAACATCTCAACGATGTTGTCGCGAAGGCCAACAGGCTCATCGTCTTTTTCAGGAGCACTGAAGAAGTCCACGATGCGCTTGTACGGATCAGAGCTAGGTCCGGCAGGGGAAGGAACTTCAGAAACTGAATTCGATACACCGCGGTCAGAGCCACTCGCAACAGAGCTATCCGGCAGAGGCTGCTTAGGGTTCTCTTCAGTGCTGTAGTTGAATGGCAGCGAACGGACATCAGCATTCACTGGAGTAATCACAATGTCACCGTGCTTCCAGTCAACTGTTCCGACTTGCTCTTGCGTGCCGTCCGGCTGCACGACCCAAAGTTCACGCTGACTCAGTTCATAATTTGGAGCTTCGATGAGTGCTGCTGCAGCTGGATCACCAGGTCCGGGAGTCGGCAGTACACTAGAAGGGTGAGTGTGAATAAGCGCAGACACCGGCTCGTCAGGCTTCACAAAATGATTCTTGTTGCTCTCGCCGCTTGATTCAATCTTGCTCGGCTTACCACTCTTCTTATCAACGGTGAAGCTATATTCTTGGTGTATTGAACTTCCCTTCATCATCGTAGGTGAAGCTTGCTTGTACAGAGACTTTAACTGAGCATGAACCTCTGGAGTTCGTAGCACATCGTGCTTTGCTCCGAGGCTCTTACCGATGAGACTGTCACCGCCGCCTTTTGTTGCGAACTGTCCGTTAGCGGTGTGTTCTGTGTCTTCTCTTAGCTCAGTCATTTTTATGCTTTCACTTCGTGCACAATATACAATTCACGGTGATCAGGATTCAGATAGCGGTAGCTCACCCCTTCAGGTTCACGAACTGAACTGATAAAGATGAACCCATCTTCTTGTGCTGCTCGCATCTCTGCTTGAATGACAGCAACATCGGACGACCGCTTTGTCTTCTTTGCAGGTGCTGCAACATCAGCAGCAGCTGGTTGATTAGCAGAAGCAGCAGCAGGTGATCCGCCGGCAGCAGGCTGTGCGGCTACAGACTGCGGTGCAATCTTAGCCATCTTCTGTATGTGAACATTGCCAACCTTCGCAGCTTCCATTGCATGACCGTGGGACTGTTCAGCAGCTTTCATCTGAAGATTCGTCTGGGCTTTCGCAGTATCTTGCGCCATCTGCGCGCCGTGCTCCGCGATGTCCGTTGCTTTCTTCGTGTCGATTGCTGCCTGATCCTGTGCACCGAGCTTCTGTGGGTCACCGGCGTCCTGCATGTTGATCGGCTGCCAGAATGTCTCACCGACCTTCGGATCCTCAACCGGGTTCATGTCTTCAAGTTCTAGAATCATGTTCGTATTCAAGAATCCCCACTGCTTGCCCTGCGAGTAGAATGTAGAACGGGCAGCGGCGTCGGGGTACATCAGCTTGCGTGTGTCGAACTTCGCAAAGTATTTCCCGGCCGAGCGCCCCATGTCAGAGAACAGCTTACGCCCAAACTCTTGTTCAAAGCGATTAAGCCAAGGATGCAGGCAGTAGAGTACGAACTCAATGCTGCTTTGCTCTACATTTGACTTGCCGCCCTTCTCTTGCGCGCAAACCATGTGAGCAGGCACGCCGAAGATAGCGCAGATTTCTTCGCGCTCATACCTGCGTGTCTCAAGCATCTGTCCTTCTTCAGGAGTTGCGGCGATCTTCTCATACTTCACACCTTGTTCAAGCACTGCGACCTTGAATTGATTTTCTCCGCCGTGTGCTTCTGCCCAACTGCGCCGCAGTGTGTCAATCGCTTTGTCCTCCAGCTTGCTCGGCAATGTCAAGATGCCTGCCGGACGTGCACCGTTACCGAAGAACTTAGCTCCATACTTCTCAGTCGCCAGAGCAAGTCCGAAAGCCTGACGCGCTAACCATACTGTTGACTGCCCAAGGCGGCCGTCAAGTGAAAGCCCCGGAACATGAAGCATGTTATCTGAGAGAACAAGGCGCTTCGTACCGACGTTCATCATTTCTGGATTCTGGTCTACAACGTAACTTGATGAATCCATTAACTGATCAGAGGTCTCGTAGAGCAAAGTCCCCGGAGGAAGAAGATCGCCTTCAAACATCAGCGGCTTCAGAATGCGTATCGGTCTAGTACGTGCCGGATTACGCGGCCACACTCCGATAATCTGTCCGCTCTGGTTGCGCTGAATTTCAGAGTAGCCGTTGCCCCATAGCAGACAATGAATCATGAAGACTTTCAGCCACACGGCGCTGGTCATTTCAGGATTCGGCTCTTGATTGATAATCTTATAAAGCGGACTGTCATATGCAACACTCTTGCTTGCGCGTCCAGCAATCTTTGCGCGCTGGTAGACGTGCAACGGCAGAGAAGACACACCGTCAGAGATGATATTCACGGCAGCAAATACCGTGCCGACTTGCAGCGCCGTCATTTCTGAAACGCGGATACCTGAGTCAGTGCGGCCGCCGTTAAAAATATCAAGCAGCCACTCAGCCGGGTAGGACAATGGCGTCTGTGGATTTTCCAGGGACGTTCTTTGCTCAGGACGAAGTTCAGGCGCGAATCCACTGATCGCTGCGTTGAACATTCGTGTGACGAAGTTAGCCATTTGATTGCCTCATAATATCCTTAGAGTGTGACAAGTTGTATGTACAAATATGTCACTACTTACCCACCCATCACATGCCCGTATGCCCGCAGCAGACTTGGCAGAGCAGTGTCCGCAGTGGCTGTAGGCTGTGACACCCTTGGAGCATCTTTAGCTTCATACGGAAAGACATATTCAGCCAATCCACGTTTGACAAGTTCTCTGGCTACAGACGAGGACTTATTCATCATGTCACCTACATGTCCGTGTGGGCAATCTACGATGCACCGAATAGAAATGCAGTCATCGTAGCTGCACTGCTTCTTCCCTGCCTGCAACACAGCCTTCTGTTCTTGTCTCACTCCTGTGACGGCTTTCATAGGAATATAATCCCTCGCTCCGAGTACACAGAATTCTGGGCAAGCGTCGGGTCAGAACAGAATCGGCTCATTGCCATGATGATCGCAACGATTCCGTCTATCTTCTCTTTCGATTTGTCTTTGTCCGGGCGAATGCTGCCGTTCGCGTCAGTAGTCGCGGCTACGTTGCCGGCATTCCAAGACAACACCGGATCGCCGTAGTGCTCAAGCTTCTTGTCGAGCACCATTCCCATCAGCTCTTTCATCGGCTCATTCATTGTTGAGTAGTTGGGGCGGCATGACTCAGCTTTGAACCCGTCATCAATAAGCTTCTTCGAAATCCACTGCGCATTCCAAGCATCAAAGCCGAGGTCCTTGAATTCAAAAATCTTGCTCAGCTCCGTGATCTCTTTGTAGATGAACTCGTGGTCGATTGTGTTCCCGGGGCAAGTTCTCAAGTAGCCGATGCGCTTCCACATGTCATACGGCACACGATCTTTCTTCACGCGCTCCTCAATGCAGCCTGCTGGAACCCAGAACCAGACAAGCACTGACCAGCGTAGATCAGCCGGCTTCACAATGACCTCATCAAACACCGGGGGAATTCTCCACTGAATTTCTTGTCGAGTCTGCGGGCGCGGAACTTGCTCAGTGACTGTCTTGCACGGAGGGAACACAAGTGCAAAAGCAGTCAAGTCACTCTTTGATGACAAGTCAAGCCCGCCAATTGCGATGCGGCCGCTGAGTGCTTTTTCAGCAGCAAGTCTGAGAGCGCGTGGATCAGACATCGGGCCGGCTGAGTTGCATTGTGCCCACTTCGCAGGATCCATCCACCTGATCTCTTGATTGACCCAGACATTCAGGCGCTTACAGAGAAAGGAGTTCAAAGCGGTTGCATCAATGCGAGCAAGCCCTGCTTCTTCACGCATGTTGTCAAGCTTCACGCTGACGCCGAGATTCGGGTTGGCTTTCGACCAACACTTCTCATCCATCGGGTCATCGCCGTTCTTTCCTTCTTTGTCCGGCTCATCAATGCACGCAATGTATCCGAAGAATGAATCTCCGTCGACTGCTGATGCATTGCCTGTCAAGATGTTCTCAACAATGCCGCGCTGCTTGTAGCACACACCCTGTGTATCATAGCCGGCAGTAGTGATCGCGATAATCAACGGCTGTCTTCGCGCACCGGTAGCTTGTGCATAGGCGTCGTAGAGCAAGCGCGTAGGGTGCTGGTGCAATTCGTCGGCCAGCATACAGTGTACGTTCTTGCCGTCAGCGGTTCCGTAGTCAGATGACTGCGGTTCGAACTTGGAAGATGTCTTGAGTACGTGAAGGTTGTTTCTGACGGAGCGGACGTGTGAAGACAAGTACGGTGACTTGTTCCGCATGCGCACAGCTTCATCGAACACTTCTTTTGACTGGTCTCTTGTCGTAGCAATGACGAATACCTGCGCGCCGGGCTCATCGTCAGCCACAAGCATGTACAAACCGATGCCGGCTACGAAAGTTGTCTTCCCGTTCTTGCGTGCGACTTCAATATGAGCCTTGCGGAAGCGGCGCGTCCCGTCTGCACGCTTGAAGCCGAACAAGTTTACAAGAATGAACGTCTGCCACGGAGAAAGGATGAACGGATCACCCTTCGGATTTGCGGCTCTCGGACCCCATTCACCCTGAGAGTGACGGAGCGTGCTGAAGAAATCGACTACGTGCTGAGCGGCGATCTTGTCTAAAGTTATGCCTCTTTCAGGTCCGAACTTTAGATCCGATATGAACCGCTTTGCTGCCAGTTTGAGCAGCTTCCCTGCGACTATCTTGCTGGTGAGGATGTCACTAGCATACTTTACAGCTACATTATATGCGTCTATACGTGGTGCTGAAGGCGGTCGTAAAATCACATCAGATTTCATTTTCTTGCTCCTTTTGTGCTCGTCATTCCGGCGATTCGTACTGCGCTCGCCTCTTGCGCTTTTGTTATTTTTTTTTTAATTTTTCCGCTGCTCTTGCCTTTCCTGTGCCACAGCCTCATCAAGAAGCTTTCTGATGTGGGCTTTCTGCTCTTCAGGAGTCATAGTGCGGCCAAGACGAATCTCTTCATGACGAATAGCCCTTGCCGTGTGCAGATTCAATTTAGCAGCATCCCACCGCGAAGGATTATTCTGCCACCTCTGGTCAACATGATCAGGAGTATTACCGCTGATGCACACTGATGACGAAATCATGAGGAGATCACCGCCTTCACTCTTCTCGGCAGCTGCTGCAATCTCATTCTTGAAGAAATTGAAATTCATAGAGTAAAAAATCCCTGGAGCAATCCGATAATCGCAGATTCGCGGGACTTGCTCACGTACTTCCCATTTTCAATCACCATAATACCGTCAGGGATTGATCCGTCCGGAAGTCTCATTGCTGCGGCACTGTCCGACAACTCTTCTGGTGTTGGAGTGTGATGCGCTGCGGCTTGCTCAAAAGCAGTACGCTTTGCAATTTCTGCATTCGCTGCCTCAAACTGAGCAATCATGTGGTCAATCGTAGTCTGTTGTTCAGGCGTCAGCATCACTATTCCCCAAGCAGTGATATAATTTGTTCTGCTGTCTCAATCACAGGAATGAGCGAATCGCAGTCCTTCAATTTCAGGGCAGAGCCGCCGAGATAAGGAACAGCGGCAGAAAAATCGGCTGCATCGAACGGTACTATCCGTGACGGGTTATTCAAGTCGTGAAGGCGGACAATCTTCATTGCCGTGCTTTCTTCCGCGCGTACGGCAAGTAAACAAGAACGACAAAAGCCGCGGCCCAAAAAGACATGTAGTTAATTAGTCGCTTCATTGCATCATTCCTCTTTCGAGCCCGCTGCATCACAGCGGGCGTATAGTTCTGAAGCTCGCACATCAGTAAGTCACTACAGGAAAAATACTCCCTTCTTACTGCTTCTTGAAGCGTGCTGTATACGGTCCTGAGCCGAACACAACGGTGAAACAAAACTTGGTGGACCTAGAGGGAATTGAACCCCCGACATCAGCCTTGCAAAGGCTGCGTTCTCCCGCTGAACTATAGGCCCACAAAACTGGAGCCGGAAACAGGAATCGAACCCGTGACTTCCGCATTACAGGTGCGGCGCTCTTCCTACTGAGATATTCCGGCCTAACTTGCTAGTACAAACACAATGATGCCGACAAAAAATCCGATGAAGATGCCTAAGACAAAGGCACCAACCAAGACTCTGAACAGCAATTCTTTTGCGTCTGTCATAAAAGTATGACGGAAGTCCCAAGCAACCTATAGAGATTCGACTCTCCGTGAGCTGCAAGTTCGAATGAACTTCCGTCTCTGTGTGGTACACTCAGCATTAGCGGGTCGGAATCTACTCAGCAGCTAAACTACCCTCACTGGGACAGTCGTCTAACCGCGTGCGCTTCTTCTTCCACTACTACTTGGTGCTTTCCCACAAACTTGGCGCAGGAACTTACGCTCGACCGGGTAACTTCTTGCTTGTCCGGCTCACCAGCGCATCGGTTCTCCTGTGCCCCACAAACTTACTGAACGGTCGTTTCATCAATCCCGTCCAAGTCAATCTCTGTCGAAGGCAAAGTCGTCTCCGCTTTTGTTGGCAGCTCATTGTCAGGCTGCTCTTTTTCAATCTTCAGTTTCGAACGGCTTGCTGGCGTCAACCCGAACTCGATCAGGAATGCTTTTACGTTCTTGCTTGCCGCGATGTACCCCAGCGCCGCCGGATTGACTTTACGCTTATAAAATATCTGTCCGTCTACCGATGCACCTGCAAACTCATTGATCATCGGAGATTCGAGTGCTTCTCTGTAGAACTTCTCTGCGAGAGCAGCACTGACACAAGCCTGCTCAAGAGCGACACCGTCAACTGTTGACATCACGCCGACTGCAATAAGTTCCTTTGTCCACTTGCGCCACATGCGCTTCGCTGCAAGCCCCATGCCCTTCGGCATTTCAGGCACACCCTTTGGCGGCTGCGGCTCTTGAGTGTTGAGCGGCCTGCCTCCAGGATTTCCTGCAATCTCTTTCAGGTGTGTCGGCTTCGGACGACGTGACATTCTGCCCCCGGCAACTGTGGTCACTATCTCTGAGAAGTGTGACGGGTCAGCAGCACTTGCAGACAAAAAGAAAAGGGCACCTAGGATTGAGGTGCCCTCGTCAATTATTGGCCGGAGAGATTCTTACGCAGTTGCAACAAGGGCCGTCAGAGCAGCCTTCAAGTCGGAAACGGCTTTCTGCACATTTTCAATCTTCGTGGCATACTTTGCAGCTGCTTTCGCAAGAGCCACTTCTTTGTTCTCGACGACTCGCACGAGCCGCGCTTCTGCTACCGCCAACTTCTTTGCGGCCTTACTGATTGCTTTCGTGTCCATATTTTTTCCTCTGCTCCTGTTGCACTTCAGTGGTTTGTATTGCTGTCAGTCACTACACTATCAAAAGTTGTGCTCTGTTGTCAAGCTAAAAGATTCCGAACTTTAGAAAACATCCTCCCACCAGTTCAGGTTCCAAAGCCACATCGCAAAGCTGTGCTTCACTCCGGCAGCTTCATACGCGCGATAACTTGCGTCAATCACCTGCTGCTCCGGGGAGAAATACTCTTCAAGTTCCTGCGTCAAATCTGCATCGGTAGACTCGCGGAAAGGCGGCGTGTGCAGATGATGCTCCATTTTGAAGTCACCGGCACTGCAAGCTGAGCACGGGCGGTCAATCGGAAGTCTTGCGCCTTTATCAGACGAAATACCGAGAACCGTTTCCAT